GTAGACTACGAAGCGGGAAGAACTATCTTTGAAACATACCTAGGAATAGAAAGAAAGCAAGATATTAACCAAACAACAATATTTGACTTATGAAAATAACACTAGAATTTAAAGACGAAGACGCAGAAGCAGCGTTAACAGCCTTAGACGGCTACAAGTGGAAGTTAGCAATGTGGGAATTAGACCAACTGTTAAGATTAACTACAAAGTACGACGCTTCTATATTAAACCATAACCAGCAAGCAAATGAAGCAGAATACGAAATAGCTGAAAAGATTAGAGAAGAAATAGGAAGAATATTAGAAAATTATAACTTAAAACTAGACTAATGACAAAAGAAGAAAAATTAATAAACGTAGCGGGACTTGTTTACACGCTTAGAGACTTACTAGAAGACATCGACTGGAACAGGGAACTCAAACAAAGAACAAAGAACTACGCTGCTTACCTAGATAGGCTAGTGCGTGAAATAACAGCCGATAGAGAAGTATGGCAAGAGCTAGACGATTTACAAGAATATTTTTACGAACATTTTGTAAGGGAAAAAGAAAAATAGTTATATTTGTACACGTTGCGCTCTCACAATAAGCAACACAGACATTTTATTAACCTCTGTAATGAATTGAGAAGTGAGAGCCTCAAGGATTTACGGAGGTTTTTTTTTACACAAAAAACAATTAAATTATGAACTATGAACAATTTTTAAACCAAAAAAAACACCTTATAGGAGAGTTTGGTTTTGAGCCTAATTACTTTCCTGATTGTGCTTTTGATTTTCAAAAAGCAATAATAGAGAAAGCGGTTAGAAAAGGTAGAATGGCAGTATTTGCTGATACTGGACTAGGTAAAACTTTAATACAGTTATCTATAGCTGTGAACATCGTAAACGAAACTAATGGAAAGGTATTAATATTAACGCCTTTAGCGGTTGGTTTTCAGTTTGTAAAAGAAGCTATGGATAGGAATATTACCGACGACATCGAGCAAACAAAAAACGGAAAGCACACAAAGAAAATAGTAGTATGTAATTACGAAAGGTTGCAATATTTAAACCCTAAAGACTTTGAGGGGGTTATACTAGATGAAAGTAGTATTTTAAAGAACTTTGACGGTAAAATTAAAAATCAAATTACTAGCTTTATTAAAAAAGTAAAATACCGTTATTTATCTACAGCAACCCCAAGCCCTAACGATTTTATAGAACTAGGCACAAGTAGCGAGGCACTCGGTTATATGGGTTATATGGATATGCTAGGTAAGTTTTTTAAAAACAACAATAACACCTCAGACAGTAACGCCCGTAACATAGGTGAAAAATACTATCTTAAACCACACGCAGAAAAGGACTTTTTTGCATGGGTAAACCAATGGTCTATAATGGTTAAAAAGCCGTCGGACTTAGGTTTTGATGACACGAGGTATATACTTCCTGAACTCATAGTAAATAAACACGTCGTTAAAAACAATTCGTTAATAGATGTTGACGGTCAGATACAAATGTTTACACCAGTCGCAAAGAACTTTAATGAAATAAAGCACGAAGAGAAAAGCACAATAAAAGAAAGATGCGAAAAGGCTATTCAACTAGCAAAAGGTAAGACTTCTGTTTATTGGGTTAATAGAAACGAGGAAAGCGGACTAATAAAGTCTTTAGATAGTGAAGCTGTAGAAATATTAGGCAGTATGTCAGTTGACCGTAAAGAAGAGATTTTAGTAGCCTTTGCAAATGGAGAAATAACTCGACTAATAACCAAGGCTAAGATGACTGGTATGGGTTTAAACTGGCAGCACTGCAATCACTCTGTATTCTTTCCTACATGGAGCTACGAACAATACTACCAAGCTATTCGAAGGTTTTGGAGATTTGGGCAACAACGCGACGTAACTATTGATATGGTTATTTCAGACGGTCAGACTAGAGTAATGGAAGCACTACAGCAAAAGACCGAAAAAGCAATACAGCTATATCAAAATCTAGTAGAAAATGTAAACGCGGACTTTACGCACAAAACAAAAGAATTTAATAAACAAATAGAAACACCAAAATTTATCTAACATGAAAGTAAAAGAACAAGTTTTAACAGATGATTACGCAATCTATAACGGAGATTGTATGCACGTATTACCAACGCTTAAAGACGAGAGTATTGATTTATCGGTATATTCTCCACCTTTTGCGGGTTTATACAACTACTCAAGTAGTCCTAACGATTTTAGCAACTGCGAAAGTAAGGAACAATTTTTAGAGCAATACGATTTTTTAATCGAGCAAATGGCTAGGGTAACAAAGAAAGGGCGTATAAACGCTGTACACTGTACGGATGTATTTGATAATACTTCGCGCCTTTGGGACTTTCCTCACGAGATTATTAGACTACATGAAAAGCATGGTTTTGAATATCGTAACCGTATAACAATTTGGAAAGAACCGTTAAAAGTTCGTATGCGTACAATGGTACAAAGTTTAATGCATAAATTTGTAGTTGAAGATATGACTAAATGTTTTACAGCTATGCCTGACTATATGCTAATATTTACAAAGAAAGGCGAAAACGAAGTACCAGTAACACACCCTCAAGGGCTAAAAAGATACCACGGAGCTACACCAGTTTTACCTAATATTTTACAAGCGTGGAATAATGCAACTAACGACGGATTTAACGAGGAGCAACTTTGGGAACATTTGAACTCAAAGTATAAGTATCACGAAGACCCGAAAAGCAATAAGTTGAGCCATTACATATGGCAGCGTTACGCTTCGGCTGTATGGGATGACGTCCGTATAGACAATGTTTTACCGTATCGAGAAAGTAAAACAGAAGACGACGAAAAACACGTACACCCTTTGCAATTAGATGTAATTGATAGGATAGTAGAAATGTACACTAACGAAAATGAAGTTGTTTTAACTCCGTTTATGGGTGTAGGTAGTGAGGTTTATAGTCCAGTATCTTTAGGGCGTAAAGCAATAGGTATAGAGTTAAAAGATAGTTACTTTAACCAAGCTATTGAAAACCTAAAACACGCTAAAAAAAGAACGTTCTCAAAGTATGAAGATGTAAAACTTTTTTAAAATGAAAGAAATAATAAAAACAAATTACGATAGCACAGTAAAAAGGGGGCTAATAACCCCCTCTACTACCTTATTTCAATTTATTGATAAATTATATGAGGAAGTTTCCGAGTTTGAAGAGTCTTTAGAATTTAGGGATATGGATAATTTTAAAGAGGAATTAGCAGATATAGTTTTAGTTTGTCTTAATATTGCCGAGCATTATAAAATTGATATTGAAAGCGAATTAAAAAACAAAATTAAAATTAACTATTTAAGAATTTAAACTATGGCAAAAGATAAAAAGAGCTTCGTGCTTTACGCAGACCAGCAAGACCTATTTAGTTTTCTACCTGACGAAGTAGCGGGTAAATTAATTAAACATATATTTTCTTACGTTAACGATGAAAATCCTACAGCAGATAACCAACTTGTTGAACTTGCTTTTATTAGTATTAAACGACAATTGAAGAGGGATTTACAGAAGTGGGAAACACAACTAGAGCAACGCAGAGAAGCGGGGCGTAAAAGCGCTGAGAAACGTCAACGAAATGCAACGACCGTTAACGAGCGTTTACGAGCGTCAACTGATAATGTAAATGTAAATGTAAATGTAAATGATAATAAAGATATATATATGTCTTTTAAACATTTGAAAATAACAAAAGCAGAATGCATCAAGCTAAACGAGAACTACACGAAAGAGCAAATAGATACGGTTTTAGATGCGATACAAAACTACAAAGGCAACAGTAAATATGTTTCCTTATATTTGACGGCTAAGAACTGGCTTAAGAAAGAACACGGAGAGAACGGACGTGCAAGAGTAGATCCGTTAGTAGAACACGTTAAAAAAGCTACAAATAAATGATACTAAACAACGGACACAGCACAAAGTTTTTAACGGACTACCGAGACGGTAAGATACCTAAAGGCTTAAAACTAGGCTGCGCTTTAGATGAGAACTTTGTCTACAAGCACAACCAGTTAAACATATTTCTCGGACACGACAACGTAGGTAAGACATATTTTCAACTTTGGTACTTTCTAGCACTAGCGACTAATCACGATTTAAGCTTTTGTTTATTCTGCGACGAAAACAGCGCGGGTAAGATAATGCGCGACCTTGTACAGATGTACTGCAATAAGTCTTTTATGGACTTAAGCCACAAAGAAATACGACGAGCAGAAATAAAGTTAGAAAACCACTTTAGTTTTATTGACAACACGAAACGATACGAGCCGCGGGAGGTAATAGACTTATACTTAAATTCAGGAAGAGATACGCTACTAATAGACCCTTGGAACTCACTTAAGACAGATTTAACTTATTCTAGTAACTACGACGTATTGAACGAGCTAAAGATGGTAACTAAAGAGGGCAAGCACTCGGTATTTATTAACGCACATCCTACGAGCGCAAGCGGAAGGTTAGGAGCTGTTTATCCTAAAGACCACCAATGGCAAGGACAAGTACGAATACCTTTTAAGTCGGATATTGAAGGCGGTAAAGCGTTCGCAAATAAAGCTGATGACTTCGTAGTTATACACCGCCTAACTTCGCACGCTGAGCTATGGAAGTTTACTATGATTGAAGTAGCAAAGATAAAAGACACGGATACTGGAGGTAAGCCGACGTTTCAAGACCAGCCTATTATGTTAGACTATAACTTTGGTCTAGGGTTAACGGTTAACGGGGTAGATGTAATTAAACGCCCTCAAGCTTTTCAGCAGAAAATAGTACCTAACGAGCCAAGTGAGAGCTTAAACAAATTTAAAAACATTAACTTCGATATTGAAAACGGTTTAGATGAAGACCCGCACGAGATATGGAATAAAATTAAAACGCCATGAGTTACGCAATAGATGTAGTATTAAGCAAAGGGGCTATAAGACTAGCAGCCGAGCAGTTAAAAGCAATTAATGAGAAAGTAAAGGAGAAACAGCCTAGCCATGAATGGATAGAGACTAACAACAAATGTATTAAAGAGCTTACTGAGTTATATTACTTCCTCGTTTCTGTAGATAAGCAGTTAACCGAGACTAACAGGGAAAACTTTAACCAGTATAAGTTACTACTTGAAAAGGATAAGGAGATAGACGAACTTAAAAAACAACTAAACGAGGTAAAAGAATTATTATGAAGCAGTCAAAATTTATTAAAATTAAAAAAACAGATGTATGTAAATTAAAAGGTACTACAATATGTTACTTAGCTTTCATGGAAAACCCTAATATAGTTAAAATAGGAAAAACTAGAGACTTTGAAAGTAGAAGACGACAACTTAACACTGCTAACCCTCTTATATTAGGTTATTACACTATTCCATATGATATAGAAAATACGCTACACCAAATATTTAAAAAGAAAAAAGCTACAGGAGAATGGTATAAATACGAAAACAAAGAAATGTTTTTAGAAAAAGTGAAAAAAATTCTTTTAGACTTAACAAATATGACAAGTTGTGAGGTGATTGATAAATACTACTATTATGAAGAAAACAATTAAACGAAATAAGGAGTTACTATGAGAGCTAAAAAGTGCAAAGTATGTAAAGAGAAGTTTGAGCCATTACGCCCGCTTCAAGTTGTTTGTTCTACCAAGTGCGGATACGAATACACGAAACTACAAAAGGAGAAGCAATGGAAGGACAGAAAGAAGGAACTCAAAGAAAAGTTACTTACCCGCTCAGACTACTTGAAACTAGCACAAGCTGCCTTTAATGCTTACATACGTGAAAGGGATAAAGATAGAAGCTGTATTTCATGCGGAACGTACAACGGCAAAATGAACGCTGGTCACTACATGAGCGTAGGAAGTACTCCTGAGCTTCGCTTTAACGAAGACAACGTACATAAGCAATGCGAACGCTGTAACACTTTCTACTCAGGTAACTTAATAAACTATCGTATTGAATTAATAAACAGAATAGGAGAGGAGCGAGTTAACAGGTTAGAGCGTAAAGACCTAGAGCCATTAAAGATGACTATCGACGAAATCAAGGAAATAACAAAAAAATACAAAAAACTATTAAAAAACTTGCGTAACAATTATAAATAACTATATTTGCATAAACAATTAAACTTTTAAACATGAAAAATTTATTTAAAGCAATTGCTGATTTCCAGCAAGAAGTACCAACGATTCACAAGGGAACAAAAGGCTACGGCTATTCATACGCTGACCTCCCTACTATCTTCGAAAAGATTAACCCTTTACTAAAAAAGCACGGCTTAGGCTTCATGCAGCACTTAGGAACTAAAGAAGGCGTTAACTACATTGAAACTATTATCTTTCATATTGACAGCGGAGAGAAAGTATCTAGCGAGGTTGCTATGCCTTACGTACAATTAAAAGGCATGAACGACTTTCAGTCTTTTGGTGCTGGTTGTTCTTATTTTCGTCGCTACGCTATAAGTTCTGCGCTTGGACTTGTGACAGACGTAGATAATGACGCAGCGGGCGAACAGGAAAAGAAAGTAGTTAAGAAAGCTAGTTTAACTTCTGCTCAGTTCAACAAGGCGGTTAAAGCTATTGCTGAGGGAACTTACACAAAGGAGGAACTTATAGAGAAGTTTGAGTTAACTAAAGAACAAACTAAAAGCTTACAACAATGAGCAGAGAAAATACTATTAATAAGCTCACTTTGTTAGAAACTGCAGACTACAGGAAAAGAGGCTTAGAGTTAACAGGAAAGTACACACACGAGCCAGCACGATTTAGAAGCCATTTAGCTGATATATTCGAAAAGCTGAGCGATGAGGATTTAACTAAACTATATAAACTAAAAACGCAAATATGAAACAGTACTATTGCCATGCTTCGGGGGTTGGTAAAATAATGGCTAACCCCCGCACAAAGTCGGAGTTCTTAAGTAAGACGGCTAAGACTGCTGTAGAAGAGCAATTTTTATACAACGAGTTCGGTATTAAAAAAGACTTCTCTAACCGATACACTGAAAGGGGTACTAACCAAGAGGACGAGAGTATATTATTCTTTTCAAAGGTTACAGGAAATTTCGGAGTTCAGAAAAACGAGGAACGCTTCAAAAACGATTACTTTGTAGGAACGCCCGATATTATTACTGAGGATTCTATTATAGATATTAAGACTAGCTGGGACGCTACTACGTTTCCTTGGTTCGATAGCGAGCTACCTAATAAAGATTATATGTACCAGCTTTTGGCATACATGGACTTAACAGGAAAGCTTAACGGCTACGTAGCTTATTGTTTAATTAATCATACTGAGGACGCTATACAGGACGAGATAAGAAGAGAAACGTGGAAACTAAAAGCTATCGACCCTACAGACGAGCAAGCCTTAGAGATAGAGCAAAAGGTTAGAGATAAAATGCAATACGATAGGATTCCTGAGAATTTACGTGTAAAGATATTCGAAGTAGAGTACGACGAAAACACGGTAAAAAAAATGAAAGAAAGAGTAGAGGAGTGTAGAGAGTATTATGCTATGCTTGAGAGTTCAATTAGTAAATTAACAAAATAAATATGGAAACAATTTTTGCAGACGGTTTAATCGTTAAAAAGAATGAGAACGCGCCCGACTTCGTGTTATGTAATTTAAGCGTAAAGGTCGAAGAGTTTGAGAAGTTTATGAAAGCTAACAGTAAGAACGGCTGGGTTAACTTGAGTGTGTTAATGGGTAAAAGCGGCAAGCCATATGCGAAGCTAGACACCTAC